TATATAAATACTGGGAGCCTGAGATAGTTTTGATTGAAGCGAAAGCTGCAGGACTACCTCTAACATACGAATTGAGAAATATGGGTATCCCTGTTATTTCATTTACACCTAGCCGTGGAAATGATAAACACAGTAGAGTAAATTCAGTATCGCCTATGTTCGAGTCTGGACAAGTTTGGGCTCCTACGCATCTGCAATTTGCACAAGAAGTCATGGAGGAATGCGCAGCATTTCCTTTTGGCGAACATGATGACCTTGTAGATAGTACAACACAGGCGGTAATGAGGTTTAGGCAAGGTGGATTGTTAGGTCACCCGGAAGATTACAAGGACACTCCTAAGCCAATTGAACCAAAAGAGTATTATTAGGTAGCTATGTACGTAAAAGGATTATTTGAAACATTTAAAATACTAGGAAAGTTAGGAATTAAACCTAAAGATGTCCTTGGTTTGGGTGGTGATGTGGTAAAAATGGGAAAAAGTTTGTTTAATACGCGTGTAAACCCAAAATTATTGCAATTTATCGAAAAAAATCAAAAAATTCCAACAAAAATCATTGAACAAATCAAAATTCACGCAAGAACGCTAAAAAATGCGTCTGAAAACCAAAAAAAACTATTTGAAGTCAACATTAAAGACATTTTAAACGCAAAAACAGTAAAGCCGCCAGTCACTGGAGTCCAGAGACCAGTAACAAGTGTCAAGGAACAAGTAACTGCCGACGCTTTTAAGGGTTGGACACCTAAAGTCATTAAAGGTGGTAAAGATAAACTTGCAACAGGTGGCATAGCAGCTCACTTTAGAAAGAGATAATGGCTTATAGTACAGATATTAAAGATTATTACAGAAGAGCCTGGGGACTTAAAGATAGACCAGGTTTTAAATACGGCGGCGGTAGTTGGGCTGATTGGAAAGTAAATTACGAAGACCAGATGACATTTGAAGAATACCTTCAAGACGACAACATAGTCAAGAAACCACACATCTTAGATAGAAAAGCTGAGGGAGGAAGGATTGGGTTTTATAAAGGTAGTTTTGTAGAAGGAGAAGGTTGGGTAGTTAAATTTGCTAGTAAAACTATGAAACCTAAAGGTATAGAAATGGATGATAAATGGTTTGGAAAACAGGTGTTTGAAACTGAAGAATTAATGAATCAAGCAATTGAAGAGAGAAAAGCAATTTCTAAAAAAAATACAGAATTAAAAAATAAAAAATTAGCTGAAAGAACTACACGAGAAGCTGAAAAAGGATATAAAAAAATTATAGATGACTTTATAGAAAAAGGGGATTACGAAAATTTTAAAGCTCAAATTTATGAATCTCAAAAGCAACACAAACTACCATCTGGAAAATGGAGACAAACCAAAGGCGGTAGAGTTCCAACACATATTGTAAAATTCATTAGAGATAGACTTGATGCAGGACCTGGCACAGAGTTATTTGAAGACTTAAAAAGAATAACAGGTAAAAGTGAAACAGAGTTACTTAAGTTTAACGAAAACCTTCCACCAAGAGGAGATATACCAATTAAACAAAGATCAAAAAGTGCAATAGAATCTTGGCCTGAAGATAGAAAATTAACTGATGAGGAAAAAGCAGAAGGAGAAAAGAAAATAAAAGAAAAAAGAAAAATAAAAGAAAAGGTAGGTATTAAATACGCTAGTGAACAAGAATTAAAAAATTTTAAAACAGTTAATAATCAGAAAAAATCTTTAAATAAATATTTTATAAATAACCCTGATGCTATCAACAATACAGAGTTTGGTAAAAAAATTAAAGCACTTATGGAAATTAGATTAAATAATGATGGTGAAATTGTAAGACGAACTGTTGATTCAAAAGGTAATCCATTAAACGATGAATACTATTATAATAAAGCTAAGAAAGGACATATTTTTGATATCTTTGATATTAATAAAATAGAAAAAGGCCAACGTATAACTAAACAAGCCATTAACTTAAACATTATGCCTGGTCAATTCAATTCAGGTTTTATTGAAGGACAAGTAAATAGATGGTTTAAACCAGGAGGAAAGTTTCATGGAAATACAGAAAAATTAAATAAGATTTCAAAATATTTAGATGAAATAGGTGTGATAGTAGATATTGAAGGAGTAGGAAGAATTGGAGGAGGTGAAAAAGTTTTTTATGACTCTCAGACAAAAAAATTTCCACATATAACTAACACTCTTAAAAAAATGGGAGCACCCGATGAATTAATAACAGAAATTAATCCTCCAACTAAATTTGAAAAATTTTTAAAATCTACTCCTGTTAAACTTGCAAAAGGGGTTATTAAAAGCGGTGCAAGAACAGTAGGCGCAGCAATGCCAGTTATTGGACCAGGAATGGTTGCATGGGGACTAAGTGATGTAAGCAAAGCACATGCTGCAGGGTTAACTGATCCTGATGAAATGACTGTTGCTTATAACTTTGGTCCTGAGATTGCAAAAATGTGGTCTGATTATAAAGCTAAAGAAATGAAACCTACATTAGCGGGTAGAGAAGGTTTACCAGAGATAGATGCATTCGCTGCAAAAGATGGTGGCCTGTCTGGTGTCGATCAATACATATTAAACCGATACAAATGAAAAACCCGACTTTAGTTAAAAACATGAAAGATGTTAAATGGAAAGCAATACCCCCATTAAAGGGCCCTGATCCTAGAGGCTTGATTAAAGATAAAAAACAGGATAAACCTATAATTTTGGAGAAAACAAATGGCAGAAATCGATAAGGGCTTACCGAACGTAAGACGAGAGATAAATATCCCGAGTGTTGAAGAACAAACAGAAGTAATCGCAGATTTACAACAAACAGCTCCTTCACATGAAAAAACTGAAGTAGTTGAAAATGATGATGGTTCTGTAGATATAAATTTTGAGCCAGGTGCTGTTGCACCTGAAACTGGCGACAATCACTATATGAACTTAGCTGATTTGTTACCAGATTCTATTTTAGATCCTTTAGGGTCCGAGCTTTATGCAAACTATACGGACTACAAAGAATCTAGAAGAGAATGGGAAAGATCTTACACACAAGGTTTGGATTTGTTAGGTTTTCAATTTGAACAACGAACAAGACCATTCCAAGGAGCTTCTGGTGCAACGCACCCAGTTCTTGCTGAAGCAGTAACTCAATTTCAAGCGCAAGCTTATAAAGAATTACTTCCAGCTGATGGACCGGTAAGAGCTCAAGTGTTAGGCATGCCTTCTCGAGAAAAACAAGATCAAGCAGTTAGAGTTAAAAATTTTATGAACTATCAATTGATGGATGTCATGAAAGAATACGAACCTGAATTTGATCAAATGTTATTTTACCTGCCACTTGCAGGTTCAACATTTAAAAAAGTTTATTATGACGATTTAATGGGACGAGCTGTATCAAAGTTCGTCACAGCAGATGACTTAGTGGTTCCGTATTCTGCTACCTCATTAGAGGATGCGGAAGCCATTTGTCATGTTTTAAAAATGTCAGGTAATGATCTTCGTAAACAACAGGTTGGAGGATTTTATAGAGATATAGAATTAGGAAAACCTTACAATGAAGAGACAGAGCTTAAGAAAAAAGAACGTGAACTAGAAGGGACAAGACAATCAGGATATAACAAAAATAACCCGATCTATACTCTGATTGAATGTCATGTAAATCTAGATCTCGAAGGCTTTGAAGATAGGGGACAAGATGGAATCCCTACAGGTATAAAAGTTCCATACATTGTTACAATAGACAATGGTACGCGAAAAGTTTTATCTATAAGAAGAAATTATAGATTAGACGATCCAAAGAAAAATAAAATTGAATACTTTGTCCACTTCAAATTTCTGCCAGGACTAGGATTCTATGGCTTTGGATTAATCCACATGATTGGTGGTCTAACAAGAGCAGCAACTGCAGCTCTTCGTCAATTATTAGATGCAGGTACGTTATCGAACTTGCCATCAGGATTTAAACAGAGGGGTATCAGAGTTAGAGATGATGCCCAATCTCTTCAACCAGGTGAGTGGCGTGATGTCGACGCTCCTGGTGGAAATTTAAGAGATGCTTTTATGAATCTGCCTTACAAAGAACCATCACAAACTTTATTACAGTTGATGGGAATTTGTGTAGATGCAGGACAGAGATTCGCGTCCATTGCTGACATGCAGGTCGGGGACGGGAACCAGCAGGCCGCTGTTGGTACGACCGTAGCCTTGTTAGAGCGTGGCTCCAGGGTAATGTCAGCAATCCATAAGCGATTGTATGCATCAATGAAACAAGAGTTTGTTTTATTATCTGATGTGTTTTCAACTTACTTACCTCCGGTTTATCCGTATGATGTAGTAGGTGCAGAGAGACAGATTAAACAAACAGATTTTGATGACAGAATAGATATTTTACCTGTTGCTGATCCAAATATATTTTCAGCAACTCAAAGAGTAGCAATAGCACAAACAGAATTACAATTAGCTCAAACTAATCCACAGATGCATAATCTATATCAAGCATATAGAGATATGTACGAAGCGTTAGGAGTTAAGAATATTGATCAGGTATTACCACCACCTCCACCGCCACAAGCAAAAAATCCGGCGATGGAACATATAGATGCAATGGCAGGTAAACCTTTCCAAGCATTTACTGGACAAGATCATCAAGCACACATAACTGCACACGTTGCTTTCATGGCTACAGCAATGGCTAAGAATAACCCGATGATAACTTCATCATTAGAGAAAAATATTTTTGAACACATTGCATTAATGGCTGATGAACAAGTTCAAATGGAAATGAGAGATAAATTAGTTAAACTTCAAGAATTAAATCAATTAATGCAAAATCCACAAACTGCTGAGAATCCTGAAATTCAAAACGAGTTTACTAGAATTCAGTTAGAAGTAGAAGCTAGAAAAGCAGTTTTAATTGCTGAAATGACTGAAGACTTTTTACAAGAAGAGAAAAAAGTTAGCGGAGACTTTGGTAATGACCCAATTGCAAAACTTCGAGCTCGTGAACTTGATCTTAAAGCTCAAGACAATATGAGAAAAGAAAAAGAAGACGAAGCTAGAATTAATCTAGATAGAGCTAAGATGATGCAAAACAAAGAACTAACTGAAGATAAGTTAGATCAAAACGAAGAACTTGCAGTATTAAGAGCTGCGACTTCAATTGAAAAACAAAAAATGTCAAATCGTGCAAAAGCAAAATCTGATGCAACGAAAAGATTTGATGTAAGGAAACTTAAAGGTCCGAAAAGCTAATGCCTTTCCAATCTGAAAAGCAGAGAAGATATTTACACGCTAACCATCCTGAAATTGCAAAGCGTTGGGAAAAAGAATATTTTAATGGTGGAATCGCAAATCATTTTAGAAAAAAATTTGATAAAGGATCAGATTATGGTCAATTTGCAAGAAGACAGGCTCATAACGTAGCGGCAGGTAAACACGCCATGAATGTAGGTAGTGGTGGCGGAGGTGGAAATAATAATAACCCACCACGTGTTAATATACACAAAGGTCCAAGTCCAGAAGAAATAGCGATAGCCAAAGCAAAAGCTGAAGCTGAAAAAAGAAGACTAGAAGCAGAAGCTAATAAAAAATACGTTAAAGATTTTAAAGATACACAAAAGAAAAAAATTAAAAAATTTGAAGATTTAGTTAAGACTAAAGGATACGACAGTACGATTGCGACTGACGAAGAAAAGAAACTTTATGATGATTGGATGACAGCCACAGAAGAAAAAGAAAAAATAGGTCGTCCTATGTTAATAAATAGTAAAGAAATAGAGGAAATTCAAGAAAAGGATGGCAAATCAAAAACATTTATAACAAGTAACTATTCTCTTGAAGATTTAATGACTGGAGATATAGATAAAGAAACTTACATTGAAACTCCAGAGTTAGGTTCTGTTAGTACTTTTTTAAATCCTGAAAATGCAAAAGGTCCTCAAAGTTGGGCAGTTAATCCAGGGGAACCAAGATTTACAATAGAAGAGTTAAAAGCTAAAGGGCTAAAAAATGGTGGAATTTTAGATATTGATGGAAGTGAAG